CAAAGTTGTAGCTGAATATGGCGATCAACAAAACACCATGAACTGTACGTTTGTGAAGGTGAGTCAAGCATTTGGCGTTTCTACTGGTCGCGCAGTCCTGTTCTGTGGCCACATCTTTGAATTCAAAGATGGTTTGGCTGAGAAGTGTGTGATTAGCGATTATGCTGGTGGCAATATCACAGTGAAGCGTTCGAGTGTGGTTCAGTTGGCGGATGATTTTGTCGCTTATCTGATCCCATCCCACATTAATATGGGGGATGTTGTTTTTCTGAAGTTGGAGTTGGCAGGTGAAGATGTGCAGCGTGTGGAGCATTATGCTTATGACGAATCTGAATATATCGGTCATAGCTCCGGCACGTGTGTCTTCAACACACATACCTGTCCGACTGTGGAAGGCCACTGTGGTGGTCCTATCTACAATCCGCAGCGGGAGGTCGTTGTTGGCATTCATGCTGGCACTGACCCTGCGCTCAAAGTCAACATTCTCCATCCGATCACACAGGATGTGCTGGGGAAGTTGTGCCACACAAAAAACTAGTGTGGGGAGATACACCAAATTTTGTGCAAGCGCTCAAGGCTGAAAAAGAGCCCGAAAAGAGTGATTATCTTGCCAAAGTGTGTAGTGAGTACGAAAGGTTGTTGAATTTACAATTTTATCGTGGCTCCTCCCCCGCTGTTAGAGCTCGATCGCATGTTCTTACCGGAGCTTTGTTTCCCGGTTTTACTTTTTTGGGGAGTGCGACGCGAGTTGTGGTGTATAAAAACAAGAATGTTCTCGATTCTGCTGTTCAAGAGTGGATGCAACACTCAAAGATCGAGTTTAAGCATGAATACAAAATGTGTGTGTCGAACACTGAAGCTATGCGGACTAGTATTGCAAAATACAATCGCGCACAACCTTTGCTGGACCCAGTCGCGTGGGGGTTAGCTGGTGAATATGTGGAGAGGCATTTTGGCCCCTGGCTTGGTGGTTCTATTGAAATAACGCGTGACGCTGCAAAGAACAAAGCGGAACGGATGACCTCACCGGGGTATCCGTTTAGTCTGAAGTGGCAGAAGAAGGGTGATTTTTTGGATGATCCCATCTCTGACCGTGTGCTGGATGCACATTGGGACAAGCTGGCGACAGATTCGCCGATTGTTTCCTTTTGGACTGCGTCATTAAAACTGGAGTTGCGTCCAATTGAAAAAATAGCTGTTAATTCACAGCGCACGTTTACAGCGAGCGCTGCTGATGGGTCGATCAACACAAATCGTTTGTGTTTGGACTTTAATGAGGCTTTTTACCGGAGCAACAATAAGCATTGGAGTTTCGTTGGGTGTTCGAAGTTTAGTGGTGGGTGGGACAGGCTGTATAGGCGTCTGTCTCGACACCCTAATGCTTTTGAACTCGACGAGTCGTCATTTGATGCCTCTTTATTCCGAGCTGCCCTGCGTGGCATGCAAGAGTTTAGGTGGCGTATGTTGGCGAAGGAGTACAGGACACCAGACAATGCGAAACGTCTGGAGAATATGTACGACTCCATTATTCACTCTGTCATCGTTTTGGACAATGGTGAAGTAGTGATGAAACACACTGGAAATCCCAGCGGTTCGGCGAATACAATCGTCGATAATACAATTATATTGTTCCGTTTGTTTGCGTATGCTTGGGTGGTTATGAGTGCTGAGCACGATCGTGCTTTCAACACGAATTTCTGCAATTATCGCGCATTCATGGGTAATGTTGAGGCGGCTCTCAACGGGGACGATAATACGTTTACGTGCTCCGATGCCGTTGTGGGATGGTTTAACCCCACTACAATCTCAAAAGTGTGGACGGGCATTGGTGTAGTGACAACTACGCCATGTGAAGAACCCCGTCAACTCGAAAACGTACAGTTTTTGAGCCACGGCTTTACAAAAGTTCGCGGCTGGTGGTTACCTATACCCGACCGCGAGAAGGTCCTGTGCTCTTTGCTATACGCGTCAGAGTATAATGATCCTGCATGGACGTTAATGCGTTGTTCCGCGTTGCGTCTAGAAAGCTGGGCAGATCCCAAGCTCCGAGAGGAGTTGGTTGACTTGCAGCAGTTTTTGTACCGTAATTATGCGTCGTCCGTAACTGGGGAGAGAGATGTTCAGGCACTCAAACTCAGTAATATTCGGGCGTTGTGGAAAACGGATGAAGCAATTTGGCGGCTTTATACGATACCGCGTTATGAAACCACAACTGTGCAGTTGCAAGCTGTGGGTTCGCAGAGAATGAGAATTTTGCGAATTCGGCGCGCGATAAGAACAAAAGCCTTCCGGTGTCATGAGTGTGGTCGACGTTACCGCGCCCTGGTGTCTCGTAACGGACAGTTCGAGCATCAGGATGAACCGATTGAGTTCCAATGTGGTCCTTGTGACTGGGCTGATGCCAGGTCACGCGTGTTGGACTGGTGGAATTTCGCCTATTCCGCTGATTTTAAACGAGCAGGAGATGATGTCAAGCAAGGGCTTGTAAATCAGTTTTGCAGTGGACAAATTGAAGATTTGGCGGGAGGATTGCACATAGTGCGCCTGCGCTACCGCGCTGGACGTGTGCCCTCCCACGACCACCGTGATTCGACGTTGGAAGATTTGAACGAAGATTACACGGAGGCCGAAGCCAGAATGCCGTTGGCTAATCCAGTGAATTGTGTACCAGAGATTGCTGGTTACCAATGGCATGAACCTCATTCTCAGGCAGGACAAGCTGCGCGACTCGCTTATGAAGCGTTTAACGCACGGCAAGAATAGTCCTCTTTCAATTGTCGGGCGACACAGAAATGTACATGCCCGATAAAAGAAACTGGCGTGAAATGCCAGCCAAGAAGAAAGAGATGAAAAGAATTGAGAAGAAGATGGAACGCAAAATGGAAAAGCGTTCTCTTCGTCCCAAAGCAGCAGGGAGTGGCCCTATCGGGTTACCTGCTGTTGTTGGCTCAGTCCAAAGAAAGAAACCTGTACCACCCGTCGTGTTTTCGAACCGCGAGAAGTGCGGTGACGTGTCGGTGGGCGCGGATTTTGTGAACTCGGCATTCCAAATTTCCCCGCTCAATGAGGAGCTCTTCCCAGTGCTCTCTCAGGTGGCAAATCGTTTTCAGGTATGGGAGTGGGAAGCACTTAAGTTTGAGTATGTGCCGGACAGCTCAACCAACTTTGGCGGAGACGTTGTTCTCTCTGTCAATGCCAATCCTGACGACGAACCAGACAGCAGTCTTCAGCAGGCGTCCGATCGTGATGGTGCTGTGACGGGTGCTCCTTATACGAGCACTTCGGTCAATGCACTCACGAAGGCTGCTGAGACGTTGGGCAAAAAGCGTTACTCTGCCGACGTCACCGGGAATGTTCAAACCGTTTTCGATGATATTGCGCAGGTGTCGACGGGTGTCCTCAATGTCTGTACTGGGCTCGGCAACATTTTTGCGACGGCTAACCCCGCCGCTGTTGCTGCGCGAAAAGCGACGCCTGGTTTCCGTGATGCCCCAACTGATCCTGAGCAATCAGGAGCGCTGTGGGCCACGTACACCGTGAAGTTACGTTCGCCGCGTCTGGGTGATGACCCCGACGACGGTGTTACGTTTTTCAAGGCGTCGGAGGCTGTTCCATGTCTTGGAACACCGTTCGAACTGACGCCCTCAGAATGGTCGCCTGGGGAGGCAGCAAATCCTCTCGGGCTTGAAGCAACGTTCTTGGCGTCACCGTCTACTGGTTCGCCCTTTGTCCCGTCTGAGTATCGTGTCCGCTTCCGTGAGCCTGGCATCTACCAGGTCACGATGGTGGGAGGCGTTTCAGATGATTTGGAGGCGAAGAACGGATATGACAGCCCGAGCTGTTTTGCTCTTGCAACGGATGGCACTGCAACGAGTGTACCGTCTGATGGCTTTCGTATGGGCCTGCAGGAGACTAACAACGGTTCGGGCTCTGTCTTTTGGCATGGTTTTGGTGCGTCAGCGATTGTCATTATCACTGACGTTGACACTGATTCCATCGTGTTCTACACGAAGACAGCAATTCTGAACTTGAGTGCGGGCGGTCTTGCCTGGGATAGTGATTCCGGCAAGAACGGTATCTACATCTCGCGCGTTGGCACACCGGGTGCCACCATGCTGAAGGCGTGGGCGCGAGAGCGTAGTATCAAATCCGCAGTTCGAAGTTCGGGCTGGTTCAACATGCGACAGCACCATCGTGCTAAGCAAATGCAGCAGAATATGAATGAGCTGAAGTTGATTGCCAGTGAAATGAAAAACCGGAAAGGCGCGCCTGTTGGCGTTCAAGCAATGCTCGACGCGCTGAAGGCCCCTTCGCGAAAGCGTGTGGAGGCAAAAGTCCCGGCACCGCAGGTGTCGGGTGCGCCAGCAGCAGCGGCTGCTGGCGCGGGTATTACTTCAGAGGAAGCCAAGCAGTTGGTTCTCTCAGGTAATGCGATTCGCTCAACTGTTGTTGAGGACTCGTATGGTGGTGGGCTTGTGATGGTCACACCAGTAACTACCCCATCGGGTGTACAAAACGTTGCACCCAAGGTCACACCGATGGTGTCGGCAGGTTGGTTCTCCAACAGTAAGTCCGCCCCCAAAGGGAAATGACCGAAACCGCTCAACGTCGTGGTTAGTGAAGACAACGATGACGAAATCCTAACGTTCGAGAGTTCTTTTTCTTCCTCTTGAACGCGGCGCTCAGTCCGCGGATTAAACAATCACTTGTGCTCAGGTTGGCTTGCTCCGATCAGCTCTATGCTTGGAAAAGGTACCACCTAGGTGGGGACTATTCCAAGGTTTGGTGCTTTGTGCATCGAATTCGCTATGGCAATAGAAGTACTTGTGAGTGTGTTTGCAAG